GCTAACCTAGTGTGCATCCTAGAGAACTTGGAGTTTAACGATGGCCTTAAACGTGCAGTCGAAATTGCTACTGGAAGCGGCGCAACAATACGCTCAGGCAATAAGTCAAGAAGCACTGGCCGCGCTAGACGCACGTGGGATCTGTGAAACTACTGCAGCTAAGTTTCAGTTAGGCACTATCACTAATCCAATCAATGGTCACGAGATGTATCAGGGTTGGCTATCTATCCCATACATCACCGCATCCGGTGGTTGTGTTGGCTTTAAGTTTAGACGATTAGATGATGCCAAGCCTAAATATGGTTCACCTACTGGGCAGAAGGCACACCTGTTTAACGTATGTGATATCACTATTGATTCACCCTACATCGTAGTATGTGAAGGTGAGTTAGATGCCATTGTTACTAGTGGTGAACTAGGTATACCAGCAGTAGGAGTACCAGGTGTTGCAGCGTGGAAGAACCACTTTCCTAAGCTATTTGCGGGGTACGAAACTATCTATGTTGTTGGCGATAATGATGTCAAGGAGGATGGCTCTAACCCTGGAGCTGAGTTTGCTAAGCGTGTGGCGAATGAGGTAATGAACTCACAGATCGTTACACTACCACCAGGTATGGACATCAATGATTATTACTTGGCTAATGGTGGCGATGCCACACGTAAGCTACTGATAGGGGAGTCGAATGTATGACAATGACAGAGAACGAGTGGGTCATAATGCTACAGACTTTGCAGCATATGGGCTTTCACATCTTGCAGCAGGACAGAGCAACACAACTCATACTCATACGCCCACAACCAACCCGTTAGTAGATCACGCTGCAGTTACTGGCTATCGTGCAGTGGGTGTATCAACTGAGGACTTAACATCCTTCATTGAATCCTTTGCATCACTTCGTGCTAACCGAGTCAAAGGTGTGGGCCATAGTCAATATGCTATAGCACAAGGACAAAAGTTTGAGTCCTTTACTACCTCAGATACCATTAGAGAACTCATTGAAGAGCTGGCCGATGCTAGTAACTACATAGACTTTCTTGCTATCAAACTACTCAACATCCAACACACTATAGATCAGGTGCTACCCGACTGTGAGTGAACTACATCCAGTAATATATGACCTCGTGCCTAGCGTAGCTAACACTATCTATCGCAGGTATAACAAGCACGTTGAGAAGGATGACATCAAGCAAGAACTAATGGCTTGGGCTATGACAAGGGCTGCAGATCATACTGAAGATTTAATGGAGCCAATCGAAGAGCGACGCAGGCACAACGAGCAACGCATAGCGTGGCAGATGAGACGTGTAGCTGAGCGCTATGCACGCAAGGAGAAGGCATCTAAGTCTGGCTATCAGACTAATGATGAGGCTTACTATGAGTCAGCAACTCTTGGTCAGCTACTTCCCTTTGTCATTGCATCTATCATAGATGGCACAGTATTAGAGCAGGCACAAGAGATGATTAACGACGGGCAACCTAAAGGTTCATCATCTCCAGCAGAAGGTGGCAACCTATTAGCTAACCTTATTGACATCAAGAAGGGCTTTCTTCAACTAGAACAAGATGACCAGGCTCTCTTGCGTATGCGCCACCACGAGGGCTTTACTCTGCAACAGATAGCACAGGTATTAGAATGCGCTATCTCTACTGCAGATCGTAGATGTGATAAGTCACTTCGTAGGTTGCAGGATAATCTTGGCGGGGTTAGTCCCTGGCAATGAATGAAGAGTTGTTGTTCGCCTTCTTGCGCGAGGGTTTATACCCTGACCTAGTAAAGAGTGAGGGCATTTATGATTCCTATGACTGCATCTCTAGGCAAGCAGGTCACTACATAGAGTTAAAGTGCAGGGCCACACACTATGACACCTTGCTCATTGAAGAGATGAAGTATCGCAAGCTCATCACCCAAGCTGCAGAGCGTGACCTTGTTCCCTACTACATCAACTCTACTCCACTTGGTATCTACTCCTTTGACCTAATGGATTTAGCAGAGCCAGTCTGGTATGTGCATTACCTGCCAGCTACTACTGAGTTTGAGAAGATAGGCAAGGTTGATAAGTTAGTAGGTTACTTACCGATAGAAGAGGCAGTGCAGTTATGATCTATGAGTACGAGTGTCCAGGGTGCGGTGATGTGCGCCAGATAGAGCGCAAGATTACAGACCCGGAAGAGACATACATCTGCACCACTTGTCATAATGAGTTCCGGCGGATATGGACCTCTCCTGCAATTACGTTTAAGGGTAAAGGATTCTATAGTAATGGTGGGTAATGACTAAAGGATTCACTTCTGGTATGCGTACTTCTAATGATGATACGTGGACTACGCCACGTGATTACTATGACAGAATTAACGTTGAGTTTAACTTTACTTTAGATGCTGCAGCTCTGGCTGATTCAACTCTTGTACCTGATAACTGGTACGGTCCTGATCACCCTGACCAATCAAGGCGTGATGCCTTTACTAGAGACTGGACTAAGGATAGTGCCGGTCCTATCTGGCTCAACCCTCCATACGGTAGGGTTATTAAGAGCTGGGTTTGCAAAGCAAATGCAGTTGCTGCTGGGGGGGGGACAGTAGTTTGCCTAGTACCAGCTCGTACCGATACCTCTTGGTGGCACGATTACTGCATACATCACGAGATTAGATTCATACGTGGTCGCTTGAAGTTTGGTGGTCAAAAGAACTCAGCTCCCTTCCCCTCAGCACTTGTAATTATGAAAGCAAGAACCCTACCGCCGAAAGGTTAGCGATAGGGTTCTTATTATGCCGGGAAAGGGTGAGAAACCCGGCAATTATCTAGTCAGTACCAGCCCCTTCTATTGCTATGCTGGAGAGCACGGCAGAAACTTCCTGAGTAACGGTGTTCAACGTATCTAATACCGTGCAGGATTTGGATACTAGGGTCGCTACTTCTCTCTCTAAGGAGCTGAGCAATTCCGTAAGCACTGGATCGTTTGTTGTCTGCCAAGTGGTCAAGCCGGCTCTCACGGGTCCAAAGGGTGATAGCGCATTTGACCTGACTGTCGTTGTAACCGAGTGCGTTGAGGTAACTAATGATAAGTGCCTTGTTCTCACGCTTCTCCTCCATAGTTGCCTTCGTCCTCGCCTGCATCTGCGGGATCTCCAAAGGGTGGTGTGCTATTCGCTCTGGTATGAATACCCACAGTAAGCCTAGTATCAGGAGTAACACTCCAAATCTTGCCCTCTTGCTCATCAAAACTCCTTTGTTCATTAAGCAGTTGCTTATACGTGTCCGGATATAGGTGAGCTAGGCGCACTAGCGCCCTGTCCCTTGCTCTTCGATAGTTGCGGTAATGAACTACGTGTCCTCCGCTTACCTGCTTACTCTCCATTGATCTTGTCCTCCCACACTATAAGCACATAGGCTACCAGCATTACTAGTATCAGACCTAAAGCTAGGCTCATAAGCTAGCTGCCTTGATGATGTCGGTAATGTCTAGGCTCTGGCCTACTAGGTGAGCGTCCTCTTCGTCGCTCTCCCACCCTGATACCAGCACACGAGAGCCGGTAGGTGCAAGGCTAAGCCACTGCATACAGTGTTCAGCGTTGTTGCCACCCCACTCTGCTCTCCCCTCCTCATCTACTACCTCATAGAGCAGGATAAGTGGAGACTTCTTTGGGTGTATGGTGTAGATATTACTCACTCTCTTTCTCCCCCTTCTCCTGCACTTTAATCCATACGAACCCGTCTTGATGACGGGTAAGCAGACCTAATATGTCGAACCACTCTTGATCTACCTCAGCAGTTATCACTCGCTTAGTCATTGTGCTCTCCTTCATTGCAAGGGTCGCTATCGCACCCGTGACAGTAGGTTATGGCGTGGATACCACACTCTTGTAATTCTAAATTACTCATCAGCCTCTCCCTCTAGCCCAAACAGGCGCGATAGCGCACTATTAGCACGCTCTAGGTTCTTGATAGCTTTGGCTATCTCCTCTTGCTTTATATCTATCTCAGCTTGATTAAGGCATAAGGTTGCCTTAGCCTGTAAGTACTCTCTATTCATTATCGTCTCCATCTTCTCCACCGTGCTGCTCACAATGAAAAAATGTCTCACTTGTAGAATTATCACACTCATCAGCGTGGCAAATTAGTTTATTCATTACTCTCTCCCTCGCTTGTTGGATGTACTCGACCCTTGAAGTCACTACTGATTATCTTGATTACATCTGATCCCGTAGATAGTTTCTCCCAATCCCAATCTTTAGGGTCGCCGTCATAGGTATCTATCTCTAGTGTTACTAGCCATTTATCTTTCATTACTTTCCCTTTCTCTCAATTAGAATTGCCACTCCGTCACACCCGTCCTCTAGCAACGGGTTATCGCATACGCGCAAGCACTCTCCTTCACACTCGCAATTACTCTCATCTCCCGCGTGTAGTATGCGCCAGCTGCCAGATCCGCATAGCTCACACTCTCTCGCCTCCGTACTTAGGGCGCGTAGTATGTCCATTGTGTCCATTACGCTACCTCTCCCTCTATCTCTATCTTGCGTATTACCCATAGTAAAGCCTTTTCCCAACCCTCTAGTAAAGCTCTCTCTTGTTCATCATCACTCTCTATCTCTTGTCGCACGCTTTCCAATTCATTTATTACTGTATCTTTTAGCATTACGCTACCTCTCCCTCTATCGCTATTCTAAATTGTGCCTTAGCTTGCGCTAAGGTATAGCCATAATATGTCCGGGTAAATAGATAGGCGTTACGGCCCTCTCCCGCTATCTCGCTTATTACATAAGCGCCACTATGCTTTACTCTCTCTATCGTCATCTCTCTCACCCTTATTCTCTTAGATATCTCACTAGCTCTTAGTAAGATACTACCTTACTCTACCCTATAGAGGATAGAATAAGATAGTACGCCACTAAATTAGATTATACGCATAGGCATAAGCAGCGCACGCCACTCTACTTTAGTCACCGGTAAGTGAATAATAATAGGCTTACCCTTACCCATAAACTCTACGCGTACCGCGTTACCCTTACCGGCGATCTTTGCATAGTCAGCGAATAGTGCCGGGTTGAAAGCTATCTCACTTAGCTGCTCTCTCTCGCTCTTGTTAAGTAGGTCATCGAAAGTAGTCGGATAGTTAGCGTCTAATAGCGTGAGAGTAATGGCACTACCGTTAATGCTTACCGTTAATAGGTCAGCGATACGGGTAATGGATACCTTACCGCTTACTTTACCCTCTTTAGCTATCGCTATCACCCTCTTAACATCATCGAGAGCGATAAGGCTAGGGCTAAGCTGCCCGTACTCTACCTCTATCTTTCCCTCAATTAGACGATATCTATCGGTAGAGCGTGCCACAAGATAGCCCGCGCCCTCACTCTCTAATTGCACACTATTAAGAGCTCTTAGGCTCTTATCCTTAGACGCGTGCGTGCTAGCGCCCTCTAGTAAATCGATCAGCGCGAGAGCTTGTACCTCTACGCTCTGGCTCTCGCTCTCTTTCACACTCTGGCTCTTTGTCTGCTCTATTGTGCTCATATCTTCACCCTTATTCTTGTTAGTTATCCGGCTAGGTACCGGCCCGCTCTCTCTCACTATTGAAAGCAAGAGAGAGCGAGTCACCTACCTAGTGAAAGTCTGGCCCGTAACACTCTAACATCGTGCCGATACAGTAACCCTCTCCCGGCACGTACCATACGTGCCCGCTTACCCATATTAGGCCGGCTATTAGTAGGCCGATAGCTATCCCGGCCATTAGGTTACCTCGCTTAGATAGCTCTCTCATTACTCTAGTCCCTCTACAATAGAGCGGGCATACTCATAAGCGGGCTCACTCTCATACACGGGAAGAGTGGCAGTATCAAACCAATCACTAAAGCGATACGTAACGCTCATAATCTCGCTGCCTACGTGCTTTATCTCAAGATATTCACTAGGCCCGCCATAAGATAAGCAGACACTAGTGAGCTGATACTTATCAATAGACAGGGCCGGGTCATCAAAGTAATCATCGTGATTAGGGTTATCCATTACCTTAGTCAGCTCTTCATTAAGAGAGCTTAGCTCTCCCTTAATTCTTTCAGCGCAAGATAGTTGCTTAGTAGTCATTAGTTAGCCTCCTCTTCATCACTAAAGTAATCCTTGTATATGTCGGTATCTTCTACGCCGTCGAATAGGGGAATTAGATATTCAATAGCATATTTAGCGCCGTCTATGAATCCCTCTTGATAATCATTACTAGGATTCTTTTCTAATTCTCTTAATGCGTACCAGATAGATTCGCTATCTTGGTCATTAAGTGCATCTTTTAATAGTGTTGCTATCTCCTTGTTATTCATAATCATATCCTTATCTTGTAAGCCTGTTAGGTAGGTGTATCGGCTTACGGGTTAAGTATGGGGTATAGGTTCGCAAGATGTCAATGACCTAATAGGGTCAATTCTTAGGCGTGTCGGGTATATCAGAATCATATAAAATTTTGATCATTTTGTGCAGTAGGTCACCTTTAGCCGATTAGGTAGGCCGGCGATTAGGTCTCCAGGTTACCGGCTAGGTGTCGGGTTATGGCTATCGGTAAGAGGTTAGGTATCGGATATGGCTAGGCCTTGCAAGGTTAGGCCGATACTTAATAGCTGCAAGGGTTAAGGGTTAGGGGTCTGCCCGTAGGGTAGTGCGCCCTCCCCGCTTTACTAACTCCCTAGACATCTAGGCCGTAAGTGTCTAACCCTTAGCCATACGGTTAGGGTCTAGGCCGGAACGGGTACCCGGGCATTGTTATTCTGCCAGCGTGGGTCCCGGTACTCCCCAACAAAATATATTTCCTAAAGTGAGATCCATAATATAGCTCTGACCTGCGGTTATAGTATGTGTGATGCAAGTCACATTGTAAAAGCGAGAAAACCAGTTCGTTTCCTGCCTTATATATAGTAAGGGGCTTTAATAGGAAAGGCCCTGAGCAGTCAACGGTTGGCCTCTAGCGAGGCCCCTAGGCCGAGTCCTGACTTACCCCTCAGTTCGCTGTAGCTCCCTCGGGCGCTAAGCCCGAACCGCTCCAGTATTTTTAGTGGGGATAGATCTATTTACTAGTAGAAAATCATTCGACCTAGTATAAGAAATGAGCATCCGCGCCGATGATACGCAACTATACAGAAGAAGAAATCTACCTTCAGATGACCTCCAGTAGAAAATTCTGGAACCAGTACAAAGCGCAGCGAGAACCCCGTCGCTTAGAAATGCGCCGCAAAATCGCGGCAGCAATTCTAGTAGAAGAGATGAGACGGGCAAACAATGGCTGACAATAGTGCAGACATAGCCAAGAGAATTATCCTTGGCTGCGTAGCTGAAGGTATGACCATTGAAGCCGCCTGTACCTCGGCCGGTAAATCAATGAAGACCTACGAGTACTATCGCAGAACTGACAAGATCTTTACAGACAAGGTTGATAGAACACGCCTTGGTCTAAAGGATAAGTCCTTTGCAGCATCCGATGTACACGACCTGAGCTTTCCAGATTTTCGCCAGAAGTACCTACACTCCCGCACTTTCCCACACCAGCAGAACCTGATAGATGTAATCGAAGGTAGAGAACCTAGCTGGCTACATCCTTCTATGAAGTTTGAAAAGGGTCTGGCTAATAACAGAATCCTTTTGAACATTCCGCCGAACCACGCCAAGTCTATGACTGTGACCATTGATTACGTCACTTGGCAGGTGTGTCAGAACCCTAACTTTAGAGTACTCATCGTATCTCAAACGCAGCAGTTAGCTGCCGACTTTCTCTACGCCATCAAGCAACGCCTGACTCATCCAAATTATGAAGCACTCCAACAGGCTTACGCTGCTGGCGTAGGGTTTAACTCTAAGTCAGCCTCGTGGCAGGCTACCCGTGTCACCTTTGGTGATGAACTCCGTGAGTCCAGCGAGAAGGACCCAAACATCGAAGCCGTCGGTATCGGCGGTCAAATCTACGGCAAGCGTGCCGATATGATTATTGTAGATGACGCAGTAACCTTGAAGAACGCCAACGAGTTTGAGAAGCAGATTAGATGGCTTACCCAGGACGTGCGCTCTCGTTTGAACCCTACTGGTAAATTGATTATTATTGGTACGCGAGTATCTGCAATAGATTTATACAAAGAGCTACGCTCAGAAGATCGCTACCCTGGTGGCCTTGTCCCTTGGACCTACCTTGCAATGCCGGCTCTGCTTTCTACAGACAATGACCCCGACAAGTGGGAAACCCTCTGGCCTGCTAGTGATGCTCCCTTTGACGGTCAAATGGAATCTGATAAAGATGAGGACGGCCTCTATCCTAGATGGAATGGTCGCAACCTTTACAACGAACGCCAAGCTATGGATGCAAGCACCTGGGCTTTGGTCTATCAACAACAAGATATCTCAGATGATGCCATCTTTGACCCAGTATGTGTGCGAGGTTCCATAGATGGTATGCGTAAAGCAGGTCGCTTGGTTCCTGGTAACCCAGGCCATCCGCGTGATGTCAACGGCTTTTCTTTTATTTGTGGTCTTGATCCCGCTATGGTTGGTGATACAGCCGTCGTTTGTT